AAGGGCTGTGCATGTCCCCGAAATACACGTCGAAGCGGCACATATTCGTGCGGCCTGACCTAGCGTCTTTGCCTAAAGCTAAGCTGCGCGAGATGGTCGAACCGGAGGCGAGGAACAATGTCGTCGCACTTAAAAGTTGATATCCTGAACGTCTTGGCGAATCTGACCGATCAGCTTGATCTTTACCTTGACTGGGCGGCGACTCCGGGGGACGATGAGTGTTCGCCGGAGATCGTCGAGGGGCTATGCGCAGCTCATGAGACGGCCCGCGAGTTGCTGGAGGGCCTAGGCTATGGTCAGTCTCGTTCGTGATTGGTTGGTCGCTGTCTGTGCATTGCACTTAAGATTCTTACTCGGAGAGACTCGTCCCGCACCTCGTCTAGCGCCCATTCGAGCGCGTTGCGCAGGCGAATGCTCTCATCGACGGCCGCCGCTATAGTCCATTGGGCGCGTTGCCGGGCCTCATTATATCCTTTAAGATAGGACTCAGACACTTCTTGCTGGAGCGCCTTCAGGCGGCGTTCAAACTCGGACTCGGTCATGCCCTATAGCCTCGATTTTTATGCGCCCTTGCCGCCTCGCCGCCCGGACTTCAATGAATATGACCGGAATGCTTTAGCGCAAATGCTTGCGCCGCGCCAGATGACGCCGGAGGAGGGGCTGGCGCAGCGTCAGGCCATGCTAGAGCGTTTTCGTCAGTCCATGCGGTTTCAACAGCCAGGGTCGATGCTCGGCATACGGGAGCGCCAGCGCATAGAGGACACGCCGATTCCCGAATCGACGTTTATTGACGGCCGCCAGTATGGCCACGAGATAGGGCCGCCGATCACGGCCAGCAGCAATCTTAACGCCATGCGGGCGTCGTTATATCCTTATTTGCAAATGCTTGGCCTAGCCATGTAAAAAAAGGCCGGCTTGCGCCGGCCAGTCACCATAGGGAGGAAAACGGGCGTCTAGCAGACGCCATGGCCCATATACATCAGATCAAGCCGCCGCACAATCTCCTGTTCGGTTAGCACTGGGTTAGGCTCCGCCATAGGCTTCACGGCCTTCCAGAACGCCCATAAGGGCGGATTCACCTCATAGACCGGCATATCCCTAGGCAGGTCTGGTATCACGGCCTGTATGGCCTCGTATTGCTCCTCGAACGTCATCACTTGATCCCCAAAATCAACTCGATCATCACCGCCAGTAAGATTGCCATTGCTTCACCGATTTTCATAGCGTTTGATCCCGTGCATAATGGTCGTATGGTCGCGCCCGCCTAGCACTTGGCCGATTAGCTGGAGCGGCGCGTTAAGCTCGTTACGTGCGCGCCACATGATCTCGAACCGGGGCCAGATGACCCCCTTGCGCCGATTGTGGCCGGTGAGGGCCTCGGTTGATAGGTTATGATTCCGGGCTGTTTCCTCGATCAGCTCCCGAATCTCGTCGATTAATGCGTTCTGCTGACGGGTGAGAGCCATTTTTACTCCTAAGCATGAAATTGAGCGCGTGCGCTGCGGTTACGATTGAGCGTTCATCGGCGTAGGGCGCATGAATTTTAAGGATCAATGTCCCGTCGCGGCGATGGAAGGATAGAAAACTTTCATCGTCTTTTTTGCGCCAGTTGACGCGGACGCCTCCGGCTTCCGTTTGCATGTCAATTTTGAGCATGGCCGCGCTTCTCCAGCTCGTTCATTATGATCTTGGCGCGGTAATCGTCCTGTTCTGTCTCTAGCAGGATGTTGAGCGCCTCATCGGACAGCCAATGTAAGAGTTGCGAGAACTCAAAGTAATCCTTCATACGGCTCATTATATGCCCCCCAGTAGATATGTTACAAAAAGAGCGAGCGCGGGGATTGCCAGCGCTGCGCCGATAGCAAAGGCGATTAGGTCAGTCTTGTTCATAATCTTCCTTACAGGCGGCGTACACGTCACGGCTGGCGCATAGAATAGCCTCGACCTGTCTAAAGAGCGGATCGGTCTGCTCTATGCAGCGGTCGGGCTCTCTAGCCTTGTCGGCGCTTATTGTGAGGTGCTGTAGCTCTATATCGTATGGGCCGCCGTCGTCGCCTGTGTCGCGGTCACGGCCTTCCCATTTGTAGGTGAGAGTCGCAACGCCATAGGCATAAATGGCCATGCCCGGCCAAGGCTGGAATTCATCAAGCTCATATTCGATTTGATATGACATTAGAGCCCGCTCCACTTTTCAGTCCAGTATTCCTCGGCCGCGTTTGTGTGCGCGTCCTGTAGCGTCTTAAACGCGAAGTCTAAGACGGGTGACCGCTCCACTATGGATAGGTGATCTAGCAGCGCTTCAAGCGCTTGAATCTCGATTTGTACTTCGATCATAGCGTTGCCCTCAAGAATTGACGCGCGACCTGTTCGACGTTGTCTAGGCTGGCGATGGAAGCGGCGAGCGACAATGACAGGCCGAACCGGGCAAGGAACGCGGTCAACTCATGTTCCGGCACTTTGGCGATGATAGCCGCGGCCTGTTCAAGCTTAGCTTTGGGGACGCGCTTGCGCGGTATGACGGCGACGGGTTCGGCTTTGGGTTGCGCCGGCCACCGATACACGCCGTTTGTTTTGGTTGCTTCCGCCAAAATTATTGGGCGCAGCTTCTCGTTATACATCGCCAGCCCGGCGCGGCGGCGCTTTGTCTCTTTGTCGATTGTAGGGTTGCGCGCTGATCCGCCGCGCACCTGCATGTCTTTAAGACAGGTGCCGATATACGCTACACCATGGCCGGAAAACTTCACGCCCGGCGCTTGCCATTGGGCGTCCATCCATTCTTTTAAGCTGGTCATGTCGTCTGCTCCGGTGGATATGTTGCAAAAGAAAAGGCGACGCCGTGAAGCGCCGCCTGTGATTATCGCGGTATTCTGATTCCATCGAAAAACGGTGACTCGCTTCCGTCTTTCAGGCGCACAAACCAGTCGCCTTTATGCTGGTAAACTCCAAAGCCGAGCCCGAATTGATTGGCCGCTTGGTTCATTTTGTTTTTAGTTGTCGCGGTCTGCCAGCCGCCGCTGTTTAGTGTGACCGTATTGTCATCCCATGACACGATCCGGGTTGACACATAGGTGACGCCGCTGTTGTCCCACGTCGTCCGGTAGTTTGAGAGTTTGTCCATTCTAGGCATGTTGTCGTCTCCTCTTGTTATGTGGATATGTTACGATAAAGGCCGCGCATGTCAATAGCGCGGCCTCTAATCAGATGGTAATGGTTATTTTGGCAAGGAAGCCGCTTTCGTCGATGGTGACGTTCGCGGGTATTTCATGCAGCTTGATATATTCTTTTACGCCCGTTTCCTTGAACGCGCGCTTGATGATAGCGCCGAACATGTCGCTGTTAGCGTATGACCCATACTTGGCGTGGCTGCGGAACGCCGCCATGTCGCAGTGACGGCGCTCTATCGCTGGCACTTTGATCCAACGCCACGCGGGCGTTTCGTCGGCATTGTATATCGTCTTGATTTTAGCTTTGAAGGTAATATCTGGCATTGTCGCGGTTCCTCTTGTTATGTGGATAAGTTACGCTTGACTCGGCGCGGCGTCAAGCGAAAAAGTTGCGGAGATGAAAAAAAGTGTTATATTACGATTGTGAAGAAAATCGGAGACTACGCAATGCCTAAGTTAAACGACATTTTTCAGGCTAATCTAGCAGACGCAAAGACGCTGGCGCACGCATTCGAAATGCTTTGGCAGCGCGAGTTGATAACGCGCAATCAGATGCACTCAATAGTCATGGCGCTCATAGAATATCTGCCCGCACACGTCATGGTCTCGCAAAGATTACCTAAAAGCGTGACCTATATTAACGTGCTTGGAAAGGCGCGGTTGAGAGTTTCGAACCGTTCAGAAGTTACGGTTGAATACGATTATATTCAATCCTGATGATAAACGTAAAGAAGCGTAGCATACGTTTTGTTACGCTTCTTTACTTGTGGCGTCGTAAAGCGTCGTAAATCTTGTGAATATAGTTGCGGCGTTGGTAGGAAATAGTCTTGACGGCATGGCGCTGCAGACGAGGGATTTCCTACTAATAGTCATATAGTCATATTGATGGTATAGGTTTGAAAATAAATTAGTGTAGTAAAGTGTAATTACGGTTTGTTACGGTAAAACGCTGTAGCAAACCTGCATGTGCTCAAATATGACTATCATGACTATACCTCGCCTCGCACCGCTGCAATCAACCCAAGGTCGCCCTGTGATGACATGCCAGGTCGCCCTGTGATGACAGCTCGCAGCAACCTCTGATCTCGATGACTATATGACTATTGATTGTCAACTTAACGTAATGGTTTAAGTGTACATTCAATCTGGATCTGAGCCGTCGACATATAGCTGGGGATTGTAAACAGGGAGGGGGGCTGGGCCGAGGGATCTCCTTTAAGAAATACGCAGGGTCTGCACGAACTTTTTTATTTTTTATTTTAGTGGTAAAAGACTTTATGTTTGAATCCTTACCCTATGAACCGCGCAAAATCGAAGCTACCGAAGCGGTGCTTGAGCGCATCTATCTCGCCGCCCGCAAAGGGCTGAGGGGCGATACGCTCGCCTACGCCGCTGGCATGACGCCAACCGAATACCGCAGGCTCGTGCAGTTCGACCCCATCGCGGAGTATGCTGAGCAGAAGGGCCGCGCTGAAAATGAAGCCGAACTAGCGCAGGTTATGCAGACTGCTGCGTTAGATGGAGATACTAAAGCCGCGATGGATTTACTTCGCCATGTGCATAAGTGGAGTGCGCCGCAATCGGTGCAAATACAGGTGGATCAGAAAATATCTATTACTCACGCTTTGGAACAGGCGAAAGCTAGGATTATAGATGGATTTGTGCTAGATAGTGCAGAGGCCGCCGATGGTGAGACATCAGACGGCCTCCTAACTAACCGTGAAACGGACGGCAGCTATGACACTAATTACCGCACAAGAAGTCCGGCGTCTACTGAACTATGACGCTGAAACTGGCCTATTCACTAATCGGGTATTTCGAGGTTTGAGAGCGCTAGAAGGCGCTAACGCCGGAAGTCTAACATCTGGCGGCTACATAGAAATTTCTATCCGTCGACGTAAATACGCCGCGCATCGTTTGGCTTGGCTATATGTTTACGGTGAATGGCCTCGACATAACGTAGACCACATAAACAGAATAAAGACAGATAACCGCATTTGTAATTTGCGCGACGTGACTCAAATTGAGAACGGGCAAAATAAATCTCTTCACTGCAATAATACGTCAGGAGTCACCGGCGTAGATTGGCACCGCAAGAATAAACGCTGGCGGGTAAGAATACGCGTTAATTGGCAAAGTATTAACTTAGGCTATTATGTTAATCTATCTGACGCCATTGAAGCTCGAAAATCCGCCGAGTTAAAATACCACCCCTATAGGCCGCGATAATGCAAGAACCGAGATATGACGCCGACGGCGAAATGCGATTGATGGCGGCCCTGTGGTCGCCTCAAGTCGCCAATGATCCTTTGGCCTTTGTGCGGATGGCTTTTCCCTGGAAACAACCGGGGACGCCATTGGAGCGTTTTGACGGGCCTAGAAAGTGGCAACGCGACATTCTCATCGACATGCGCGAACACATCAAAGCAAACGATGGGCGCATAGACTTTGAAATGTTCCGACTGGCCGTGGCGTCTGGCCGTGGTATTGGCAAGTCAGCTTTGGTGTCGTGGATTATCTTATGGTTCTTATCCACGCGCATCGGGTCTACGACGGTCGTATCAGCCAACTCAGAGGCGCAGCTTCGGTCGGTCACTTGGTCGGAACTGACTAAATGGTCGGCCATGTCGATCAATAGCCATTGGTTTGAAACAAGCGCCACCAAGCTCACGCCGGCTAAATGGCTGGCGGAATCGGTCGAGCGAGATTTGAATAAAGGCACTCGATACTGGTATTGCGAGGGCCGTCTTTGGAGCGAAGAGCGGCCGGATAGTTTCGCCGGTATCCATAACCATGACGGCGTGCTGTTGATATTTGATGAGGCAAGCGGCATACCAGACGCCATCTGGTCGGTCAGCAACGGATTTTTCACAGAAAACACGCCTAATCGGTTCTGGTGCGCGTTTTCTAACCCTCGCCGTAATAGCGGGACGTTTTATGAATGCTTCAATAGCAAGCGCGAGTTCTGGTCTACCCGCATAATTGATGCCCGCACGGTCGAAGGGACGGATAAAAACCTTTATGACCAGATCATCGCGGAATATGGTGAAGACAGCTATCAAGCCGCCGTCGAAGTACGCGGCGCGTTTCCGAACGCGTCTGACGATCAGTTCATAGGGTCGGCGCTTGTAGACGCGGCTATGGAGCGCGAACGCTGGAATGACCCGACCGCGCCCATCATCATCGGCGTTGACCCGGCTCGTTTTGGGGCTGACTCGACGGTCATAGCCGTCCGGCAGGGCCGCGACATTATAGCCATTAAACGGCATAAGGGAGCCGATACGATGGAGGTGGTGGGCCATGTCATCACCGCCATCGAAAACTATCAGCCGGCGCTGGTGGTGGTGGACGAAGGCGGTTTAGGAGCCGGCGTCGTGGATCGGCTAAAAGAGCAGCGTTATAAGATCAAGCCGGTTAACTTTGGCGCGGGGTCTAAGAACCGGGCGGCCTTTGGCAATAAGCGGTCGGAAATGTGGAATGATATGCGGCTATGGCTTCAAACCGCGTCTATTCCTAAGGATAAATTCCTAAAGTCTGATTTAACCGGCCCTATGGCTAAACCGGATTCTTCCGGCCGGATCTTTTTGGAATCGAAAAAAGACATGAAGGCGCGTGGCCTTGCGAGCCCCGACGCCGCCGACGCTATCGCCGTGACGTTCGCGTATCCGGTCGCGCACAGGGAAGCAAGACCAATGGACAATAGACCGCGCGTAACGTATGGTGGTAACGCAGCCTCTTCAGGATGGATGGGACACTAATGCCCCTAGTCAAGTCAGCGTCCAAGAACGCCTTTCGCAAAAATGTTGCGGCCGAAATCAAAGCGGGCAAGCCGCCGAAGCAGGCCGTCGCAATCGCGTATTCGACGAAGCGCAGCGCTGCGGCCAAGAAGGGCGGCATGAGCAAGGGCAAGTCGTGTAAATAATGCCTGTCAACGCGCTCGCTCCTGACCCGCGTAACGCCATGCTACGGCCATATGAGCCGACGTGGAAGGAGCAGATCGCGGCCTATCTGATGGGTAACACGCGCCCGTCACCGGAGCGTCGTCAGTTTGCAACAGGTATTGCGGACATTCTTGGCTACCTGCCCGGCACCGGTAATATCTTACAGGGCCAAGAGGCCGCCCGCGCCGGCGACACCAAGGGTGCGATCATGGCCATGCTGCCGCTGCCCGGCGCTAATGTCGCGGCTAGGGCCGAGCAAGCCATCGCGCAGGACGTGGCCAAGGGCATACGGGCGTATCATGGCTCGCCGCACAGTTTTGAGCGGTTCGACATAAGCAAGATAGGTTCGGGCGAAGGCGCGCAATCGTTCGGGCATGGGCTGTATTTTGCTGAAGCTGAAAACCTAGCTAAATATTACCGTGATAAATTAACGCACCCATTATACAAGGGAAAACCAATAGGTGAGATAGATATACCCCACGCTGAAATGGATGTGGCCGAAATTATTTCTAACGATATAAAACAAGGTATGCCACCAAGCGAAGCTATTGCACTTGCGCAAAAAGATCACCTAAGATACGCGCAGCATGCAGTTAAAGAATTTAAGGAATCGCCCCCTGAATTGAAAGCTATCCGCGAAGATTATGCACGGAAAGCTATTGAACAAGCTAAAATCGCGCGGACAATTAAACCCGAAGATTTTACGGGCAACACAGGGCATATGTACGAAGTTAGTATCAACGCGCGGCCCGAAGAATTATTGGATTGGGATAAGACATTAAGCGCGCAGAGTCCTGAAGTTTTAGCGGCTTTTATGAAATTACCTAACGCCGAACGTAAGTTGAAAGAATACGGTAATGTGCCGGTCGGGCAGCTTATGGAATCTGGGCTTATGCCACATTCTTTTGATATATCCGACCCGGCATTTTCTAAGACATACAGCGAAGCCGGCATAAAAGGGGTCAGATATTTAGATGCAAAATCCCGCGCCGCCGGCGAGGGCTCGCGCAATTATGTCGTGTTTGACGACAAATTGGTTGAAATTATGCGTAAATACGGTCTAATGGGGCCAATAGGCGCTGGAATAGCGGCTAAGATATTGGCCCGCCAAGAACAGCGGCAGGATATGTAATGGCTTCTGATGACGTCGTAGCTGCTGGCAAGGTCAGCGATAACCCGGACGATGACCGTCTGGCCACCATGCGTCACCGCTTTACGGTGGCGCAAGCGGCTTATTCAGACTCACGCGAAGATGAGCTGGACGACCTGCGCTTCATGGCGGGCTCGCCGGACAACGCCTGGCAGTGGCCGGCGGACGTGCTGGCGACACGCGGCGCGGTGCAGGGCCAGACGATCAACGCGCGCCCGTGCCTGACGATCAACAAGCTGCCGCAGCACGTGCGGCTCGTGACCAACGAGCAGCGCCAGAACCGGCCGACCGCCCGCGTCATCCCCGCCGACGACAACGCCGACCCGGAAGTCGCGGAGATCTTCGACGGTATCGTGCGTCACATTGAGTATATGTCCGACGCTGACGTTGCCTATGACACGGCCTGTGACAACCAGGTCACATACGGTGAAGGCTATATCCGCATCTTGACGGAATACTGCAAAGAAGATTCGTTCGAGCAGGATATTCGTATTGCGCGCGTTCGTAGCTCGTTCTCGGTCTACATGGATCCGATGATCCAAGACCCGTGCGGTCAGGACGCGAATTGGTGCTTTATTACGGAAGACATTCCGAAGGCCGAATACGAGCGCATGTATCCTGACGCGACGCCTGTGACCGGCATGATGTCGCAGGGCGTGGGCGACCAGACGCTTGCCATGTGGGTCAGCCAGGAAACGGTGCGTATTGCCGAGTATTTTTACATCGATACGCGCAAGGCCAAATTGAATCTTTATCCCGACAACATCACGGCGTTCGAAGGAACGCCGGAAGATCGTCGGCTGAAGACCGCTTACGGCAAGCCGTTGCGCAGCCGCGAGAGCGACCGACGCAAGGTCATGTGGATCAAAACTAACGGCTATGAGGTGCTGGAAGAGCGCGAATGGGCGGGTAAATATATTCCCGTGATCCGCGTTGTCGGCAACGAGTTCGAGGTCGACGGTCAGATCTACATTAGCGGTCTGGTGCGCAACGCTAAAGACGCGCAGCGTATGTATAACTATTGGGTCAGCCAAGAAGCGGAAATGCTGGCGCTGGCTCCTAAAGCGCCGTTCATTGGCTATGGCGGCCAGTTTGAAGGCTATGAAACCAACTGGAAAACGGCCAATACGAACAACTGGCCGTATCTTGAGGTCAACCCGGACGTTACCGATGGCGCTGGAAACCCGTTACCGCTACCTGAACGCGCCCAGCCTCCGATGGCTCAAACGGGCCTTATTCAAGCCAAGATGGGGGCTGGCGAAGACATCAAGTCGACCACTGGCCAATACGATAGTAGCATTGGGGCGACTTCCAACGAGCGGACGGGTCGTGCGATCCTCGCTCGGGAGCGGCAAGGCGACACGAGTACTTATCATTATGTCGACAACCTCGCGCGGGCGGTAAAGTATGTCGCCCGTCAGCTCGTCGACCTGATCCCGAAGATCTACGATACACAGCGCGTGGCCCGCATCATCGGCGTTGACGGCGACGTTGGCATGGCGCGCATCAATCCGGCCCAGCCGGAGGCGGTGCGGTCCATCATCAACGAAGAAGGAATTGAGATCGCCAAGATCTACAATCCGAATGTCGGCACTTACGATGTTCAAGTGTCCTCTGGCCCCAGCTACATGACTCGTAAGCAGGAGGCGATGGACACGATGGGCCAGATTCTCCAGACCAATCCGGCGCTCTGGAGCGTCGCGGGCGACTTGTTCGTTAAGAACATGGACTGGCCAGGCGCGGAAACGATGGCCAAGCGGTTCGAAAAGATGCTCGACCCGAAAGTGCTTCAGGATACGGATGAATCGCCCGAAGCGCAGGCTATGCGTCAGCAAATGGAGCAAATGGCGCAGGAAATGGAGCGGACAACGGCCCAGATCCAAGCGCTTATGCAGTCCTATGAGATGCAAAAGCTGGCTATTGACGAGCAGAACAGCCAGATTAAGGCTTATGAAGCCGAAACTAAGCGTATTTCGGCGGTGCAGGCCGGCCTGACACCTGAACAGGTGCAGGATATAGTGCAGGGCACGATAGCGGCCGCGCTGGATACGGGCGATTTAGTGCCCGGCAGCGCGCCGATGCGAGAATTACCGGAGATGGGTCAATGAGCTGCGCAGATCTGATCGGTCATTTGTTTTTGGCCCGGGACGTAACGCATTCCGTGCATCTAAACACACGGTCTTATGCTAAACACAAGGCGCTTGGCGGTTTTTACGAAGACGTGATCGAATTGGCGGATGATTTGGCGGAAGCCTATCAGGGTCGGTATGGCCTAATCGGGCCGATTACGCTGCATTCGGCTGAAAAAACCAATAATGTCGTCGAATTCTTGGAAGATTCGCTGAAAAAAGTCGAAAAAGAGCGCGAAGAATACGACGATACGGCGGTTCAGAACATTGTCGACGAGATAGTTGGCTTGTATCTGAAAACGCTGTATAAACTCAAATTCTTGGCGTGAGGCACAAATGGCGTCTAGATTTTGGGTAAACGGCACCGGTAACTGGAACGATACCGCTAAATGGTCCGCCACTTCTGGAGGCGCGAGCGGTGCGAGCGTGCCAACGTCGGCGGATGCGGTTACTATCGACGCTAATTCGGGAGCAAGCGCGTTTACCATAACGGTCAATGTTGCGGCGAACTGCGCCACGGCCAACATTAACAACACCAATTGCACGCTGCTGCTGAACAATACTTTCACGGCCGCGTCGTCGATAACGCTGACGATTGGAGTGATTGACCTTAACAATCAGACCATGACGACGCCTATCTTCGCGTCGAACAACTCGAATACGCGCTCAATCGCCTTCGGGACGACCGGCAAGCTGTCCCTGACGGGGCTCAATACTTCGCCGCTGTCGATGGGCACCGTGACCGGGTTTACCTACACGGGAACAAGCAACATCAGCGTCGACGGCTTTGGAACCGCCGGCCAGACTCGGATTGTTTTGTTTGGCTCGACGGGCGGAACGGAAGTCAACGCCGTAAATATAACCGTTACGGCGGGGTCAGATACGATTGATGTATACAGAACCATAAAAAATCTTACTTTTATGAACGGATTTACCGGCACAATCAAAAATACGCTCACAAGAAATATTTACGGGAATTTAGTTTTAAACAGCGGTCAGTCTTGGAACGCCGCGTCTGCGGCGAATAGTTTTTTTGCTACTTCCGGCGTACAAACCGTAACTACCAATGGTGTAACCATAACATCATCTTTTACTGATAGCGGAACAGCAGGACTACAGCTACAGGATAATTTTACATCAACATCTTCTTTTGGAACCGGGCAAGGCACTCTTGACCTTAACGCAAAGACGCTTACGGTTGATAATTTTATAGTATCCGGAACTTCTACGCGTCAAATATCATTTAATAACGGCACTATTGATGTAACAGGTAGCGGAGCTACGGCATGGAACGCATCTGGGTCTAATTTTACGTCAACCGGCGCGGGCACTATTACGATGTCTTCGGCTAGCGCAAAAACTTTTGTCGGCGGCGGGTTTTCTTATTCTGCAACGCTTAATCAAGGTGGCGCGGGGGCGCTGACCATTACAAATAGCAACACATTCTCAAATATTACCGCAACGACGCTCCCCTCTACGATTACATTTACGGCGGGGACGACGCAGACTGTAAGCCAGTTTACATGCTCAGGAACGTCTGGAAATCTTCTTACTTTAAATAGCGCGACGCCTGGGTCTACATTTACGTTAATTGATTCTAGCGGCACAAATAACGTAAGTTACTGTTCCATAACGGACTCTATTGGCACCGGCGGCGCTTTGTGGCAATCTTTGACGTCTAATGGTAATGTGAACGGCGGCAATAACTTTGGCTGGGTTTTTTCAGCGTTTCCCGGCCTTTATGCACAAACTTACGGCATGAAATTGCGCTCGATGGCTCAGCGCGGGAGATTTTAAAATGACGATGAATGTAAAAGGTATTACGACCTGCATGGGCTATCAGCAGCTTGCTACAGTGTCCTCTGCTACTGGGCTGACAGTTCCGGTAAGGACGCCAGACGGAATGACGGCAAAAGCCAATTTTGCACTTATTGTCGCAGAAACGCAGAACGTGCGCTGGCGTGACGACGGCGTAGATCCTACCGCTACTGTTGGTATGCTATTAATCGCGGGCATCCCGTTTCAATATGATGGCGATCTATCCAATATTAAATTTATCGAAACTACGGCCAGCGCAAAAGTCAACGTTAGCTATTACGTTTGACAAGGAATACCTGAATGCCGAATCTCAAAATTTCTCAGCTTCCTGATGCTTCGATACCTTTAACCGGGGCGGAGCTTATACCGTTGGTTCAATCGGGGGTGAATAAAAAAACAACTCTGGATAGTCTTCTGCCAGACATACTAAGCGCCAAGACCTTCGGCGTTGTTGGAGATGGTGTGACAGACGATACCGTTGCCATGCAGGCGGCGCTCAATTATGCTTCGTCGACGGGCCAAACGCTATATGTGCCATCCGGCAAATATCGGATGACTGCCCAATTGAATTTCTCATCTGGGGTGGCTATCACTGGCGACGCCCCCAACATCACTAATGCGGTGCCCACCCCGATTGTCTGCCCGCCAACGACCGGCACTTGGTTTTATTTTGACCATACGGGCATTGGTTTTTTCTGCCGCGACAATGGCGCGGTGGGACTAGCGAAGCGGTTTGTAAATATCTCTGATATTGGAACCTATCGGCCTAATCAGCCAACTCCCGGCCCTGGCTGGACTCCGCTTGTCTGTTCCGAAGACATCCGCGTTGAGTATGATGTCCAGCTATATAATGTTGTGCTGTTAAATCCTTATGTAGGGGTTTATGTGCGGTCAGCCGGCACCCTTAACGTGCAGCACCTTATGGGGCAGCCGCTTTATACGGGCATTAATTGTGAGCGGTCTACGGATGTCCAGTATTGGAACGAGGTCCAATGGTGGCCTTTCTGGTCAACGAATTCCAATGTGTATAATTACACAGTTAACAACGCCGTTGGCTTTAGAATAACACGCGCTGATGGGCTGTATATTAACAATAGTTTTTCTATATACTACAATAGGTTTCTTTTGGCGCGCGATGTTGCCGGAGCGGGGTCGGGCTACGCTAGTTTTGGAATAGTAAACTGTTATTCAGATGGCGGCGGCGGCGGGGTAGAAATAATTTCAGATTACTATACTGCTTACGGCAATATCACAAATTTTACGTCAAACTCAAACGCAACTATTTTTGTCCCCGGCGACTCGATTTCGCTCAGCGGCGCTGTTGCATCTCAGCTCGAAATTTCCGGTCTTTCGGTTACGCGCTCTAATGATGCTGCGGTGCGCGCTGCGGGCGCAGCGCATACGGTAGACGTATCTGCGCTCAGAGTGCAAAATTGGGATAGAAACGCGATTGGCTCCGTCGGCGCTTTCATAGCTGACGGCTCCGCAAGCATAAATATAAGCCAAAACCCTACTTTTAGTTCTTTACCCGCTACAAAATATCAGACTATTGGCGCGGGGATTATATCTTTTCCGGTACGTTACACCACTAGCACCGCCGCTAATGTTCCTACCGGCGTTTATACCCGACGATTTTCGCTAAATGACAACACAGCGGCGTCTATCGTAGCTCCAAGCGCAGATAAAACAGTCATTCTGACGCTTATACCAGTAGCATTTCCGTCGGCGGAGGTTCCTGCGGGGGATGTCTGGCTTCGTTGCACATCTTCACCTTCTGCGACGATTGTCGCTATCACTCCATCGCCAGCGGCTAATTTTACGGTGACTACGGGCGTTCTTACGGGCACTACTGGCATCGCCGGTAATTTTACTGTAAGCGCAGCCGATGATGGAAGTATCTACTTTGAGAACAGGACCGGTTCTTCGCGCGCATTTAACATTCTTTTAACAGGTAATTGACTTTTTGCAATGAAGTCAATACTGTTTTACAGACCGACTAGCCGGATAGCTAGGTACAGGAGACGTAATGTCTGATGAAGAACAGGCTGTAGCGGAGATCAGCCCCGCGCCGGAACCGGAAGCTACGGCAGCCCCGGAATCTGCTGATACGACGCCGGAGGAACAAACCCAACAAAAAGTGTTTACCGAACAAGAGGTAGACGCTCTAGTCGGGAAACGCCTTGCAAGACAACAGCGCAAACTGGAAAGAGAGTTTGCTGAAAGGATTGCGGAGCAGCAGGCTAGACAGCCCGTCGCACCTCCACCTGCGCCAGACGATTTTGAGTCAGCTCAGCAATACGCGGAAGCGTTAGCAGAGCAGAAAGCTCGGGATCTTATAGCTCAGCGCGAGGCCGCAGCTCAACAAGCGGCTATCTTAGAGTCTTATAAGGACCGTGAAGAAGAGGCTAGGGACCGATACGAGGACTTCGAACAAGTCGCGTATAACCCCAATCTTCCCGTCACGGACGTTATGGCTCAGGCTATTCAGGCTTCCGATATTGGGCCGGAGGTAATTTATTACCTTGGTTCCAACCCAAAAGAAGCCAGTCGTATATCCCGTTTGTCGCCAGTTTTGCAGGCAAAAGAGATCGGAAAAATCGAGGTCAATCTGACCACGAATCCGCCGGTTAAGAAAACCTCAACCGCGCCCGCACCTCTTGCCCCTGTCACAGCTACCCGGTCAAACTCAGGCCCGCGTTTTGATACGACTGACCCTAGATCGCTAAAGTCAATGTCAACGTCGGAGTGGATAGAAGCGGAACGGCAGCGACAGGTTAGAAAGTGGGAAGCGCAGAATCGGAGATAAAGAATGTCTAACTCACTTCTTACTATTGATATGATTACTCGCAAGGCTCTTGAGATCCTTGAGAATAATCTTGTTCTGACCCGCACCGTCAACCGCCAGTATGACGACAGTTTTGCCGTTGAAGGTGCAAAGATCGGCTCGACCCTGCGTATCCGCCTGCCCGACCGCGCTCTGGTCACGGACGGCGCTGCGCTTCAGGTGCAGGACGACAACGAGCAGTACACGACCCTGACCGTTTCGTCGCAGAAGCACATCGGCGTGAACTTCACGACCGCCGAACTGACAATGCAGTTGGACGACTTCGCGGAACGCGTGCTGAAGCCGCGTATTTCGCAGCTTGCTTCGTCCATCGACGCCGACGTTGCGAACTCGTTCAAGTACATCGGCAATTCGGTCGGCACGCCCGGCACGACCCCGGCCACCTCGCTCGTTCTGTTGCAGGCGCAGCAGAAGCTGAACGAGAACGCTGCGGTCATGTCGCCCCGCTATGCGACGGTCAATCCGGCTGCGAACGCCGCGTTAATCGAAGGCATGAAGGGTCTCTTCAACCCGGTCTCGGCGATTTCGAAGCAGTTCAAAAACGGCATGTTCGGCGAAGGCATCCTCGGCTATGATGAGCTGAATATGTCGCAGTCGATCAAGCAGTTCACGACCGGCTCCCGCACCGGCACCGTGACGGTCAACGCCTCGGTCACGACCGAAGGCTCGACCACGGTAGTCCTGACGGGTCTCGGCTCGACGATCATTAAGGCTGGCGACGTGTTCACGATTGCTGACTGCTACGCCGTCAACCCGCAGACCCGTGAGTCGACCGGCTCGCTGTATCAGTTCGTCGCTCTGGCTGACGTTACGGCGTCGACTACTGCTTCGGTCACTGTCCCGGCGATGTATTCTGCTGGTCAGGCTCTCGCCACGATGGATGCTCTGCCGCAGTCCGGCAAGGCTGTCACGTTCTTCGGCGCTGCCTCCACGCAGTATCCGCAGAACCTGATCTACCACAAGGACGCCATCGCGTTCGCCACGGCCGACCTTCTGCTTCCGCAGGGCGTCGACATGGCTTCGCGCCAGGTTCACAATGGTATCTCGCTCCGCGTTGTCCGTCAGTATGACATCAACAACGACCGACTGCCCTGCCGTATTGACGTTCTGTATGGCTACAGCGTCATTCGTCCGCAGATGGCGGTTCGCCTTTGGGGCTAACAGAGGGGGCTTCGGCCCCTTCTTTCTCTCTAATCTAGGAGCAATTTATCATGGCTATCACTACTCAGGGCGCTTCCTACCCGCTTGAATCGTTCGGTCCCACGCCGCCGATCTCTCAGGGCACGGGCGGTTATCAGTATTCGGCGGGCAACCGCACCGAACCGTTGATGCTTGCGCAGGGCGCTCCGGCTGCTCTGACGGGCGCGACCGTTACGGTTACGGCGGCCAATCTGGCGTCCGGTATCATCACGGTCGACTCCGGCGGCACGGATGCTGGCACCTACACGTTCCCGACGGGCGCGCTTATCGACGCCGCTTTCCCCAGCGTTGCGGTCAACACGGCGTTTGACGTTGTTGTCATCAACCTTGGCGACAACGCTGCGAACGATGTGACGTTTGGTGCGGGCTCCGGCAACACGATTGTCGGCAACGCGGTCGTCGCTGACAGCGCTACGGCTACGTTCCCGGCTTCGGCTACGTTCCGTTTCCGCAAGACGGGCACGGCGGCGTATTCGATCTACCGCATCGGTTAATTATAGGAGAAGGTAATGCCTAACACTAAACCTGTTGGCGTCGCCTTCTCTGATCCCGAACTCGTGAGTGGCACAACCATCACGGGCGCGACGATCAGCGGAAGCACGCTCACCTCTGCCACTGTCTCTGGCACGTTCACGTCAACGGCCACTACAGCCGCGGTTGTCGCTAACGCGACGGCTGGTCTGTATTTCCTGACCACGGCCATTACGGCAGGGTCGACGACCACGACCGCTCCGGCGGGTTCGCTGGCCACGACGACCAACGCCACGGGCGCTGGCAAGCTGTTCACCTCGGTGGGCGGCAAATGGGAATTTCCGGTTCTCACCTAATTTAATCCTACGGGCGGGCTACGGCCCGCCTGGCCCTTACCATAGGTGTAAAATGGCCGTTATCTATTTGCGTCATCCCGTTCACGGGGCTAAAGTTGCTTGCATGGATTTAGAAGCTGAAGCTGACCGTGAAAACGGATGGTATGACTACAACCCGTATGAGATGACGCCACCAGAAAATAATGCTATAGTTCGCCGTCGCGGACGAAGACTGAAGGTTGAAAATGAAGAAGCTGCTGACCCTGATTCTAGCCCTTATTTCGACTAGTCTTCATGCGCAAACCTATACGCAGCTTCAATGGGGCATAAATAGGACGGTAAGCCCGTATAATTTTGGCGCAAATATAAATAACACTTGGTATAACTTGGGGACCATCAGCAGTTCTGGGGTTTGGACTCTTAGCGATCAATCGCAGTTAAAAATTTTACGCTCCACTATCTCCACCACAAATATCCCTTTATCGGTAACAAGTTTTGTTACCACTGGGTATTATTCCGTAGGCGATAAAGGTAATAATTGCCGCTATACTGTTGGGACAAGCACAGGCGCTAACGCTGCTCAATCACTTGACGGAAGATACTGGAATCTAATCGACGACGGCAAGGGGCTGTCAATCGGCTGTTTTGGCGCAAAATCAGACGGTGTTACGGATGATACCGCCGCTACGCAAGCCGCTATAACTGCGGGCATTTCTAAAGTCATAATTCCTAACGGTGTCACCGTCTTAGATACCGTAAATCTCCGCGAAAACTCGACGGTTCAATGTGAATCGTATAACGGCGCAGCAATAAAAAACAAAAGCTATTCTTCCGTTCCTATGAACGCTAGCAGTGCTTCATCTATTAGAAACGTAACAATTAAAGATTGCGCGTTTTATAGCTTAGCCGGCGTGTCAGCGGCATCTTTTGTCGTATTTAATAACTGTATAAGTTGCACTCTGGACCATTGGCTGGCAAATACAGGCACTAATTCTGTTTTTGTCAACGGCGCTAATTCAACGAATATTACCATTAGTAACGGCATAAGTTATGACGCGAAAAACGACCATATACTCATTCAGACAGGCAATGGCTCCGTTGTCTTATACAATAATATTCTTTTATCATCTGATAATTCACAACCTACTCTTTCTGGGTTACATGTTCTCAGCGCACGCGGATTATATGTATCTAACACTCAAATAATAAACACAAATGTAGGTTTGCTGATTACCCCCGGCAATGGGCAAGTCGTTGAATGGACGACATATATAAATTCGTCCGTCGATAGCAATCTTTACGATGGTATCCGCGTGAGTCCTACCGGCACAGGTCAAGTTAATGGCTTGCGATTCACGTCGCAATGGGCGTCTAGCAATACTCTTAATGGCGCTTTTTTCACTTGTGCGGGTGGCGGGACTATCTCAAACATAGTGTTTGACGGGTTGCAAGCCCTTGTAAACAGACAACATGGCGTTTATTTAGGCTGCGGAAATGGGTATATAATTAATGGGGCGCAGATACAGAGCAATAGCATTCTCGCTCCTGGAACATACGATGGTGTTAATGTCTCGGCGAACGTTAATAATTGGCAGATAAACAACACTAATTTTGGCCCTGTAACGGGTTATACTGGCACACAACGATATGGCATTAATATCGCTGCGGGCGTGAATCACTACAAAATCATAAGCAATGATTTTACGTCTGGATACGTTACGGCTGCCATAAATGATTTATCCAATGGCGCGGATAGGAGCTTACTAGGAAATAGCCCAAATACTTTTGATGTTATGACGGGCCTTAATTTAGCAGGGGCGCTTACTATAAAGGGCACCGCACCTACGGCGACGGGTAGCGGAGGCACTTGCGCGGCGGGCGCTGTCGCTGGCGGCGCTACCGCTGGTACGGTGACTTTGACGGCGGTTTGCGCCAGCACAAACACTCTAACTCTGACTGGAATGCCCGCAGTAACGACGGGGTATGTTTGCGACGCGGTTGATCGCACAACAGGCGTTGTTAATCTTGCTCAGACGGCAACGACCACTACTGGGGCGACTTTTACATTTAACGCATCTACGGGTGCAACAGATGTCATCCAATACAAGTGCACAGGCTACTGATATGATTACGACTGTGCCACGCCAGCAATTTTTTGACGCTCTGGCCTATGTGTCTGGATTGGATGACACATTTTGGCGCGTGTCGGCTGACGCAAATTATCCAGATTGGATAGAGTTCAACTCAGCTAAACTGGTGCAAGTTGGCGATCCATTATATGTTGTGACACAACTGGCGTTAGGATACACACCCGAAAACATGCGCGCTCTTTTTGACCTCGCTGTGTACCCACAGTTTGTGGTAGATGACGGTTTTGTGCTAGAGACTGCGCCTTTTTTTTTGGTTTTGGAAGACGGCGGCTATCTAATCCAGGAATGACATGACAACCGTAACACGACAGCAGTATTTTACCGCGCTCGCCCAACTGGGCAATATGAACCTGCTGTTTCAGGCCGTGCCAGCGGACGCCAACACGGACGACTGGATTGAGTTCTGGGCCGCCGAATACATCACTTCGGGCGATCCTATTGCTGTTTTGACGCAGTCATCGCAGGGTTGGACAGACGGTCAAATGATCGCGCTGTTTAACGCAGCGTTAAATGTGCCTGTCGTCGTCCCATCTACATCTAATACCAATACATCCTCCGTCGCCCATCTCATAAATGGCTCACTTCGACTTCTTGGCGTTCTGGCGGAGGGCGAAACACCGTCCGCTGAGACTGCGAATGATGCACTTATCGCATTTCAGCAGATGGTCGATAGCTGGAATACCGAGCGTCTGGCGGTGTTTTCGACGCAAGATCAGGTGTTTAACTGGCCGTCGGGGGAGTTGTTCCGCACGCTCGGGCCGTCGGGAAATTTCGTCGGCAACCGTCCTGTCCTGCTGGATGACTCGACCTATTTTCGCGACCCGCAGACCAATGTGTCCTACGGCATAAAGTTCATCAACCAGCAGCAGTATAATGGTATCGCCGTCAAGACCGTGACCAGCACCTACCCGCAGGTCATCTTTGTCAATAATACTTACCCTGATATAGAAATGTATATCTACCCGAAGCCGTTGCGGCTTTTGGAATGGCATTTCATCTCAATCAGCGAACTTACGAAACCGGCGAATCTCGGCACGACGCTCGCGTTTCCGCCGGGTTATCTCAGAGCGATGCGCTACAATCTGGCTTGTGAGCTTGCCCCAGAGTTTGGCGTCGAGCCGTCCGCACAGGTGCAGCGGATTGCCATGTATAGCAAGCGCAATCTGAAGCGTATCAACAACCCTGATGATATTATGGCGTTGCCGTACAGCATTGTAGGAACCAGACAGCGCTATAACATTTACGCGGGTAATTTCTGATGCAGACGCCCATCCTTGGCTCCAGTTATGTCGCGCGCAGCGTCAACGCCGCGGACAACAGGATGGTCAATCTTTTTCCCGAAATTGTACCAGATGGCGGCAAACAGCCGGCATACCTTCAGCGCGCGCCGGGGCTTCGAGAACTTCTGAAATTTCCGACTGGTCCTGTTCGGGGGCTGTGGACATTTGGCGACTACGCTTATGCAGTAGCCGGGACGCGTTTTTATCAGATCGACTCTAACTGGAACTTCGTGGATAAGGGCGGCGTCCCCGGTACGAATCCGGTCAATATGGTCGATAACGGCACGCAGTTGTTCATCGCCGATAATCTGACGGGTTATATTTATAACGCCAGCACAGACGTATTCGCCCAGATCACAGACCCGGATTTTGCCGGCGCTGTCGGCGTAGGGTTCATTGACGGGTATTTTGTGTTCAACGAGCCTAACAGCCAAAAATTTTGGGTTACGGCTCTTTATGACGGCTCGTCCGTAGAGCCGTTAGATTTTGCCAGCGCCGAGGGCTCTCCTGACAATCTTGTCACGCTGATCGTCGATCACCGCGAAGTCTGGCTATTCGGTCAGACTTCAGTCGAAGTCTGGTATAATGCGGGGCTCCCTGACTTTCCACTTGCGCGTATTCAGGGCGCGTTTAACGAGATTGGCTGTCAAGCCCCCTATTCTGTCGCCAAGCTAGATAACGCTCTGTTCTGGCTAGGAAAAGACGCTCGCGGTAATGGTATTGTCTACCGCTCCAAAGGTTATACCGGCGAGCGCGTATCGACCCACGCCGTCGAATGGCAGATCCAGCAATATACGACGCTGGAAGACGCGGTAGCATATACATATCAGCAGGACGGCCATGCCTTCTATGTGCTGAACTTCCCGACGGCCAACACGACATGGGTATTTGACGTGGCGACCGGCGTTTGGCATGAGCGCGCCGGATGGGAGAACAATCAATTTACGCGTCACCGTGGCCAGTGCCAGATGAATTTTAACAACGAGATCGTCATCGGCGATTATGTCGCGGGCGTTCTCTACGCTTACGATATGAACGTTTACGTCGAGGCTAACACGAGTCAAAAATGGCTTCGTTCGTGGCGGGCGCTTCCGACCGGACAAAATGATTTGAAGCGCACGGCGCAGCATAGTCTTCAGCTAGACTGTGAGTCGGGTGTCGGACTTGCGGTTGGACAGGGGTCAGATCCGCAGGTTATGTTGCGTTGGTCCGATGATGGTGGCCATACATGGTCGAATGAACACTGGAAGTCGATGGGCCAAGCTGGCCAATACGGCAAGCGCGTTATCTGGCGGCGGTTGGGCATGACCCAAAAGATACGCGATCGCGTTTATGAGATCTCCGGCACCGCCCCGGTCAAAATCGCCATTATGGGCGCTGAATTAATCTTGAGCCCGACCAATGCCTGAGAATGTATCCCAGATCCCCGCAGCGCGCGTCCCGATTACAGGGGATCTGATTTCGCGCGAGTGGTATCGGTTTTTTTACAATCTGTTTGCCATTCTTGGCAGCGGATCGCTTCGGTATGGGACATTTTTCGATACGACCGACCAGAACGCCGCCGCGCCAAATACAGCCTATGCCATCACTTTCAACAATACGGATCTGTCTGCTGGTGTTTACCGTGGAACGCCCACGTCCCGTATATATGTAGACAGACCGGGAGCGTATAATTTTCAGTTTTCGCTTCAGTTGCTTGGCACTGGCGGGGGCGGCGGGGCAAACCGCGATGTCTACATATGGCCTAGAGTCAATGGCGTGGATGTCCCTAACTCGGCGACCAAGATCCACATAAAAGGCGTGAACGAAGGCTATGTCGCCGCGTGGAATTTTGTGCTACGTATGAATACAGGCGATTATTTTGAGCTAATGTGGGCGACCAGCAATATCAATATGGAGATCCACGCCGACCCGGCTACTGCTTTTTGCCCGGCTATTCCATCGGTCATCCTGACCGTCTCGTGCAACATAGGTGAATAATGGCGGTTCTCACCCCTGCCCCCAAGATGCAGTTCTTCGACATCAATGGCGATCCGTTGGTGGGCGGAAAAGTCTATACCTATGAGGCCGGCACGACAACGCCGCTGACGACTTACACGGACAATACTGGGTCGTCGGCAAACCCTAATCCGGTCATTTTAAATGCTCGGGGCGAAGCCTCTATATGGCTCGGCGCGGGCATTTATAAGTTCAGGCTGACTGACGCAAATGACGTTGAGTTATGGACTGTCGATTACATAGCCGCGCCTATTTCCGGCGTCTCTCCAGCTCTGTCTGGCAACGTCGTCATTGATACAAATTCGTCCAATCCTGCGCTAAAAATCACGCAAACCGGATTCGGTCTTGCGTTGCGCGTTCAGGACGAAGCAGACCCGGATTCAACGCCGACTGTTATTGACAACGCCGGCCAATTAGGCGTCGGCACGGCATCACCGTCTCAAAAAGTCGACATTTCTGGCGGCAATCTCGCATTTACCTCAACGGCCGGGACGCTCTATGCCACAGTAACGCCCGGCGCATCTCTTACCGATGTGGCCGCCAATGGCGCACGCGCGCTGACGCTTTCAACCAACGGGTCCGAACGCATCCACATTACAGACGCTGGACTTGTCGGCATTGGCAAAACGCCGTCAGCGGGCGTCGAGCTAGATGTGGTGGGGGAAATTGTTACCTCGACCTCTCTTACGGCAACTACTTCGGTAATAACTGATACAATCAGCGAGCGCACAGCAGCGGCAGGCGTTACTATTGACGGCGTTCTTTGCAAGGACAGTCAAGTCGCGGCGGCTAATCGTGTGATCACGGCTGCTACAGCACAAGCGTCGACCAGCGGCACGTCTATTGATTTTACCAACCTTCCGGCATGGGTAAAACGCATTACGGTGATGTTTAATGGCGTGTCTACTAATGGTGCTTCAGACATTATCGTTCAATTATTTGCGTCTACTATAGTAACGTCGGGGTATAATTCGCTTGCCACTGACACCGCCGGCGCGGCTTCAGCGACAACCACGTCATCAGCTGGCTTTCTTGTCGCCCTCCCCGGCGCAGCAAGCGAACTAAACTCTGGGTCAGCTATTATCTCGAATGTCACTGGCAACACTTGGGTTTACCAAGCCTGCACATCCGCCTCTGGGGCTAATCGGGGCGCTACTGGCAGCGGCAACGTTGCATTAGGCGCGTCTTTGACAGGTGTGCGCGTCACTACTGTTAGCGGCGCGGATACTTTCGATGCCGGCAGCATAAACATCTTATATGAATGACGACACGAATAGTGAAAGACAGAGACTTGGCGTTGAAGATTGGCTACGTCGCGACGGACTGGAATTATCCGATCTCGTTCGAAGAACACGTCGAACGGGCAAAAGACTGGAATGTAGACCTTATTGAGCGCGACGGGCAACCGATCGGCGCTATGTTTGAAAAAGACGGCGAAGTCCACTGTTCCATACTGCCAGAATGGCGGCGTAAATGGCTGACAAAAGGGCTATTAAAGCAAATTATTGACCGCCCAGAATTTCATACGCGAGTGGACGATGGCCATGACTATATGTATGGTATTCTGGCGCGACTTGGCATGGTAAGCCGCCCTGACGGCACGGTAGGAAGGATCTAACTATGGGTTGGGGTAAGGCCGCAGCGGCTCAAAATCAAGCGACGCAGATGTCTATGATGCTACAGGCGCAACAGGCCGCACAGGCTCAAGAAGCGCTTCAGCGGGGGCAGCAACAGGCAACGGCTGCCTATCAGCCCTATCAACAGTTTGGCACTGAATCGACCAATCGACTGGCCGTCCTTATGGGTCTGCGCCCCGGCGAAGGCTACGGCAGTATTATGGAGCAGCCGACGATCAACCAGCTCCAGATGGACCCTGGCTATGCGTTCCGCGAACAGCAAGGAATGCAGGCGGTCAATCGTTCGGCGGCGGCGCAGGCGGGGCTTCAGTCTGGCGCGGCGCTGAAAGCGGCGCAGCGATTTGGGCAAGATCTGGCCAGCCAAGAATACGGCAACGCCTACAATCGCTTTATGCAGAACCGTCAGAATCAGATCGGACTCTTGCAAGGTGGCCAGCAGACCGGCTTCGGCGCGGCGCAGGGTATCGGCAATGCGGCCATCGGCACTGGCACCAACCTAGCACAGAACTATCAGAATCTTGGCCAAGCGCTTGGGCAAGGCTACGCTAACATCGGCGCAGCCAATGCGTCCTCTTACATGGCACCAACTAATTTATTGGCTTCGGCGTTAGGTCAAGGCGCGCAACTTGGCGCGTATATGTGGGGCCAACGTAAACCATTTGGCTCTTATGGCCCGCAGCAGTAATAGGTGAAATATGCCCATTCAATACCAGCCTATTCCTGAATTTCAGCCGCCGAACGTCAACTTCCTCGGCGCTCTTCAGCAGGGCGAAGCCGCGCGGCTGGCTGAGTTGCAGGCGGCCAAAACCGCTCAGGCGATGGAGCTGCAAGGCCGTGCGGCGCAACGGCAGGAAGAGGAATCGGCGCTTAACGCCAAGGCCAAGTTACAAGAGCTTAATGAAAAGATCCGTAAACTGGCCTTGTCTCGATTAGCCATGATCCCTGAAGGTGACCAAGAAAATTATCTTAAAACGATTGGCGAATTTAAGGACATTTTTCCGCCCGAATACGAAATTATGTCTAAGCAAAAATGGGACGCCGATACGCGGCGTCGGACATTATTGACAGGTGAACAGCAGTATAAACAAGAGACTAAAGATGTAGTAGGCCCGACCGGCCAAACGCAGATTTATGGCTATAGCCCATATCTTGGTGGCGCTTCAGCTAAACCGATTGGCGGCCTTGTTAGCGCGCCGCAGTATGAGCCGGTCGAAGACAAGAACAAGAATATAATCGGCTATCGCGTTAAAGGAACTACACAAGTCATATCGCCGGAAGCGGCTGCTGCGCCGGCATCCGACATGACGATGGATCTTATTAAAGATCGTGAAAGATTTAGGGCCACGCCGTATTACGATGTAAACGCTTTTCGCACCGGGTTTGGCAGTGACACCGTAACCCGCGAAGACGGCACGGTTGAAAAAGTCCGTAAAGGCATGGCGCCTATTACGGAACGCGACGCGGAGCGCGATCTTAAACGCCGTATTCAGACTGAGTTTGTGCCGAAAGCGGCGGCTAAAGTTGGTGAAGAAAACTGGTCGCGCCTGCCGGAAAACGTGCGGGCATCGCTCACATCCATCGCGTATAACTACGGCACAATCCCCAGCCGCATCGTTCCGGCTGTGCAGTCCGGCAATCCTGAAACGATTGCGCGTGCGATTGAGAGCCTTGCTGGCGATAACAAGGGCGTCAATGCCGGACGCCGTATGCAGGAAGCCAATATTGCGCGCGGCACGGCGTTCCCCGGCACTCGTGCTGTCCCGGCTTTCGCGGCTGCTGGCTCACCTGAATTTATGGGTGGTCCGCAGATCCAGCCGCCGATCAATATGATGGCCCCCGCGCCAGTGCCAGCGATGAATGCATTGGCTGCGCCCGCGCCTATTCCCGCACCTGCGCCGTTGCCGCCGGTTCCTTCCATGGAAATCAAGCCGAAGCGCACGTTTGCTATTGGCACCGAAAAAGCCGCGCAACAGAAAGCGGCGCTAGAGACGCTTCAAGATCTGGAAATTGACCCCGCAACCGGCGATGACCGCGTGGCGAAGCTGATTCGTCAGTCTACCAGCGGCGGCCTCGAAACTGGTTTGGCTAAAACGGCTGAATATCTTACAGGCGAAGCTACGCCGGGTATGGTCGCCATAGCCGACCTTAAAGGTATTATTAACGACGCCGTTCTATCTCGGTTAGGCGGCAATCTAGGCGCGCAAATATCCGATGAAGACGTTAAGTTCATCGAAAAGGCTATGGGCGACATCGCCAATCCTGAGATTGGCTCGAACGCCCGACTGAGCGCTTGGAAAGAAGTCAAACGCCGCTTGGCGAGATACGCCGACGTTGATTTGCCGTCGCCACCTTCGCGCGGTAAAGCTGGCGAGATGAATGCACCTGCCGAAAAGCCGGCGGAGCGCAAACGTATCAAGTTCATGGAACTGGGTGACTGATGGACGTTGAACTGCCGGACGGCACTGTCATCGAGGGCGTTCCTGAAGGGACGACTAAATCGCAGCTTATGGCAAAGCTGCGCGCCAGCGGCTATGACGTTAGTAAGTTTGCGCCAACTCCAGATGCGGAAAAGTTTCGATTTGCATCGCCTGAGACTGAACAGGCCGGCGTTGAATTTATCGGCGGCTTAGCCAAAGCTGCCGAAGATTATTTTGCCAAACGCCCGATGCCCGAATATGTCGAACGTGTCGCCGGGAATATCCCGCAAGACGTTATGGCTATCTCGCAGGGTTTTACGCCCGAAGCGCTAGGCGCTACGGCGCAAGCGTTGCGCGAACGTCCGGTTCAGACCCTGTCAACTGTCGGCAGTGAGATGCTTCGCGGCGCTGGCCGCTTCGTTCGCAACCCTGCCGAAACATTTGCGGAAGCGCCTATCTCTACGTTAATGGGGCTCCAAGGCGCGCAGCTTCTTCGCGCGCCCAGTCGCTTTGCCGTCAATACTCTAGCTGAAGTGGCTGCGCCGCCAGTGCGCCGCGCGCTGTCTCCGGCTAATCGAATGATTTCTGACGTGTTTGGCGCGCCAGAAATTCAGCCGGCGCTTCAAGCCGCTGCGCCCGGCACGTCAGTCTCACAGGCGTTGGCCGATATTAATGCGCCACGCGCTCAGGCCGTCGCTAGACAGGCGGCTGAGATTGTGCCGGAAGCGACTTACGGCGCTCGTCAGGCGCAAGAAGCCTCGCGTGCGCAGCGCATGGCGCAAGTAGCGGGCACGCCGGAAGAATTGGCGGCGCTTGAAGAAGCGCGGTCAGCGGAAGCGGCTGCTAATTATGGCCGCGCGTTCAAGCAAATAATGCCCGAAACGCCCGAACTTACATCCTTGATGGGTAAACCATCTATTAAACGCGCATTTAGCCGCGCTGCGCAAATTGCCAGCGAACGTGGGCGGCCATTTAAAATTGGCGAAACCACGCCCGAAACTGTCACGCCGTCTACGATACTAGATGAGTTTGGACGCCCCGTTCAAAAAGTTACGCCGGCGCAGACCGCAGAATTTCCAGTGGAAAGTCTGCACTATGTGAAGATGGCCTTGGACGATATGATCCGAGACCCAGAAACCTTCGGTATTGGCGCGACCGAAGTTTCCGCCATACGAAACACGCGGCGTAAGTTTATTTCGCAGCTCGAAAATAATGAAGCGTACGCAACCGCGCGGCAGAATTACGCTGAACAAAGCGCGCCGATTAATCGTATGCAAGTGGCTCAGCAACTTCAAAAAGCCCTTATAGCGCCATTGACCGGCGAAGCTACGCGGGCGGGCGTATTTGCAACGGCGGCCGAAGAAGCTCCGCGCACAATTAAAAAGGCCACAGGGCAGCAGTTTTTTAGCAAGCTAGAAGACGTGCTTGACCCCGAAGACATGAAAGTAGTCAATGACATCCGCGACGAGTTTCGCCGCACTAAGCTGGCCGACGAACAAGCTAAACTAGGTCGCGCCGCCGCACCAGAAGTGGATGAATTGGCTTCCGCCAAGATTGCTTCGGCTATGAACATACCGTTCCTTAACCGGGCGTGGACGATTGCTAATACGGTTGCCAAACGGTCGCTTGGTAAGATTGACGAAAAGCTGGCGACCGAAATCGGCATGATGATGCAAGACCCGGCCGAACTTAGCAAAGCCATAACTAAAGCTAAAGAGTATGAAGCTAAGACGGCTGGTATGGTCGAAAAGGCAAAAGGCCGTCGCCAAGGTGTCGTCAAAGCCGCGCCGCGTCAGGCTATAGCCGGATCAGTTAGCTTTCAGAATGTTATGGCCCCCGAAAACCGTAACGCGATGGCGAGATGATTATGGTCGAGTATCAAGTTCTTTTTGATGTAGCCATTGGCGTGATCGGCGTGCTGGGCGGCTGGACGCTCAACACCGTCTGGGCAGCGGTAAAGGATCTACAAGAAGCCGATAAAGAGCTGGCGGAGAAGGTCGGCAACATCGAAGTGCTAGTCGCTGGGCGTTATATCACCCGCGAAGAGTTTAACTCGACGTTAAACCAAGTATTTGAACGGCTCGACCGCATACGGGATCTTCTCAGCACAAAGGCTGACCGATGAAAGAAAACTACGACGCCGCGCTGAAGGCGACGCTGCGCTACGAAGGCGGCAAGGTCGACGATCCGCGTGATCCTGGCGGCCGGACTGCCTACGGCGTCACGCAAAATACCTACAATGCGTGGCGCGCTAAACACGGACTTAACCAGAAAGACGTGTTTCAGATTGCTGACTCAGAAGTCGCGGCGATTTACAAACAAGAGTATTGGGACAAGATCCGGGGCGATGATCTGCCGGATGGTGTCGACTTCGCCGTGTTTGATTTCGCCGTTAACAGCGGCGTCAGCCGCGCGGCTAAGTATCTTCAGTCAATGGTCGGCGTCACGCAGGACGGCGTGATCGGGCCTAAGACTATCGCCGCCGCTAAAACCTATCTCGGCAACCGCCTGACGGACATGCGACTTGGCTTCTTAAAAGGATTGCCAACATGGAACACATTTGGACGTGGTTGGTCAAATCGAATAAACGACGTTTATGCTGTTGTGCGGGACTTATGCTCGCGCTGACAGGTTGCGCCGACCTTAAGTATTACGAATGTATCGCGCGCGATAGCACATCGCGGCCGTGTAACTAAAAGAGGCTAAAATGTTAGTTAACTGGATGACCACGATTCCCGGCATTCTGACGCTGCTGTCCGTGCTGTTCCATGCTTGGCAGACCAAAGATGTAAACTGGTCGGATCTTCAGAACGCGCTTGTCGCGCTAGGTCTTGTCGCGGCTAAAGACTGGAACGTAACCGGCGGCAGCAAGCCGAATGATTGAAAGGGTCAGGTCGCAGCGCCAAAGACTCTTGAAGAGACTGCCGCTGATCTTGATGCTGGCAAGTTTTAGTGGTTGTGCGTCGACCAGCAGGTGCCCCCCGCTGGTCGACTATTCGGCCGAACTCCAAACCAAAGCGGCCAAAGAGTTACGCGCTCTCCCCAAGGACAGCGCTGTTGCTCGTCTTATCGTCGACTACGGCCAGCTTCGCAGAACGTGCCGCCTTTAAGTCTTTTTTGGCTTTATAAACCACATCCTGAAGCCCGCGCGCTTGCGCATAATCTTCAGCAAACGTCGCCGCGAACAGCTCATAGTTTACCGCGTCAACATGGCTGTCCATGTGGGTAGGCGACGCAAACGCGCGCGCATTCTTAACGCAAGCCAGAATAATCGCAATTTCGTAGGGGTGAAACTCGCGCCCTAGACGCAGCGTGGCCAGATCGGCCGCAAGCTGGAAATTGTTCTCGATTCCGCCATATCCCTGACCGCGTTGGTCAATGATCTTTGCAGCTTCATACAGTAGTTCTTGAGGGTTCATTTATGATCTCCATAATGGCCGCCCTTTCTCGCAACATTCTCAGCACCGTAAAGCGCTGATGCAGTCGCACTAGGATCGTAGAGCGCCGGGCGTGACGCATCTCTTCCTCCAGAAGCTCTTTCACTTCTGTCTCGGTAAGATCAGCAAGCTGATCGTTAAGGGTTTTCCACGTTAAGTTCTGCAAGGGCGATTTCCGCTAAAGATTTCTTGTCTTGTAAACTAGACAGGATGCGTTCGTCAATAGTTTTATTACACATGATGACGTAGCACCACACATCGCGTGTTTGACCGCTGCGATGCAATCGGCCTACGGTCTGTTCGAACAGCTCTAACGACCACGGTAATGACAGAAAGATGATCTTATTACCACCGAACTGTAGGTTCAAGCCGTGACCGGCGCTCTTGGGATGAATCGCCAGCAGTTCGATCTTGCCGGCGTTCCAGCGCTCGACAGCGTTTGGCGCGTCAATCGTCGTGACATTAAAACTGCGCTGAAGCTCGGCTAATTCTTCTTTGTAATTGTAGACGATGATGGTGTTGTCTCGTTGGTTTTCGTCGAGGATGTCTCGGAGAGATTCAAACTTTTGGCGTCCAAACCACTTAGCAATGCCTTGGCTATCATAAGCGAAGCCGGAGGTAAGCTGCTGAAGTTTGTTTGTGACAGCAGCCGCTGTTGGAGCCGTGATCTCTTCATGCACATATTCCTTCTTCATGTTTTCATAAGGTTCGCGGTCGTCGAGATCGCATCGAATTTGCACGACATGCAGCTCTGGCAATTTGTCTTTGTATTCGCCAGGCTCCAGCACATAGGTCGCCGGCTTGATCGCCTCCATGACCTTCGGCAGCGCTTGCGGCAACGGCTCCCACTGGCCATAGTCGCGGTTCACGCAGTAAAAATACTGTTGCAAGAACGCGCCCTTGCTGCGACCTAGCAACGTTTGATCGACGACCTTGCACTGACCGAACACGTCTTCCAAACCGTTCGACGTAAATGATCCGGTAAGCCCCCAGCGGATCTTGAACTGATCCAATATCTTCATAAGAAACTTGAAGCGTTTGCGGGACGGGTCTTTTAGCCGCGTTAACTCGTCAAATACAATGCCGTCGAAGTCTTTAGGGTCAATCGTCGGTATGTTGTCGTAGTTGGTGACGACTATATCAACGTCTGCCGCGAACGCTTTCTTGCGTTGCGCTGGCGTGCCGACCGCAACAGTCATGCTCATGTGGTCGGCCCATTTCGGTCGCTCAACGGGCCACACATCAGTGCAAACACGCTTCGGCGCAAGCACAAGCCAACGGTCGCAATGACCTTTGGCCGTCATATCTGACATTGCTGTCAGAGTTATCGCTGTTTTGCCCGCGCCGACCGGCGCGAGAATCATCGCCCGATCATGGGCGAAGAGGAAATCGGCGGCTTCGTGCTGGTATGGGCGCAAATCCATTCGTCAACGTCCTCTTTAGACCATAGGCAAGCATAATTTTGGTTTAGCGCACGCATGTCAGACGCAAACATTTGTTGCAAAGGCGATAATTTACCGCCAAGACGTTTTAATTCGACAAAATGTGTGGACCCATCAGCAAAGCAAACAACGCGATCACTGACGCCGCGATTAGATGGTGAGACAAATTTATATGCTTTGCCACCAACAGCTTGCACACATTTCACAAAATATTTTTCGATTTCACGTTCGAGCATAAAAAGTCTCTTGACACACCCGTAAAGAAAAGTCTAGTGTCGAATCACTGAAAGGTAAGGTAATGGCACACAGCAATATCGTCGGCGGGTCGACCGCTAAACGTCTTATCAAATGCCCTGGCTCGCGTAAGCTGGTGGCGGAAGTTCCAGAAAAGCCCACGAGCAAATACGCCGAAGAAGGCTCGCGTCTGCATGACGCTATGCACATGATCTTGTCGCATGGCGCAAGCGTCGAAGATTATCCTGACAATGAGAAGTTAATCCTAGCTCTTGACTCACTTAATCAGATTGATCCTAATAGTGAGCTTGAGTTCGCCACGGAGGTGAATGTCCATTTTAACGACTTTCTTGCCGGAGTTTACGGTTCTTGCGATCTCGCTGGCCGTATTCGCAATCGTGCGGTAGTCCTTGACTGGAAGTTCGGGGACGGCGTCGCGGTAGACGCTGAAGAAAATGAACAGCTTATGTTCTACGCCGCCGCAGGAATGCGGACGGAAGCATTGCGCTGGGTCTTTGAAGGCGTTGATGAGATCGAACTTATCATTGTGCAACCGCCGTATGTGAAGCGCTGGGTGACGACGCCCGGTCGCATCAAAGCGTTTGAGCGCACGCTGTATGACGCCGTGCAGCAATCTTTCAAGCCCGACGCGCCGTATGCGGCTGGCGATCATTGCCGTTGGTGTTCGGCTAAGCCTGTCTGCCCATTGCTTACAGGTAAACTTGAGCGCGCTGTTGCGACTAGAGTGAAAGCGATAGACCCGGAGAAGATGCAACATGCTTTGGCGATGGCGATACTTGCGGAAGAATGGGCTAAAGGCGTTCGTGAACTGGCCCAGACGATGCTGGAAAACAACGCGCCAATCGACGGCTGGAAACTTGTCCCGAAACGCGCCACTCGCCAATGGGTTAATGCTGAAGGAGCGCGCGAGGCTCTTGAGCAAATGGGACTTGATTCCGAAGAATTGATTGTGACCGAACTGAAATCACCGGCGCAGGTCGAGAAGGTGCTGAAGAAGCATCAGCTTGAACTGCCAAAGGATCTCGTCGTCGCAGTCTCAACAGGTAACACGATAGCGCCGGAGAGCGATCCCCGTCCTGCCGTGCTTACAATAGGCAAGGACATTCGTTCTGCCTTCTCTAAACTAGAGGTAAAGTAAAATGAGCAATTTAGTAAAGTTCGGCAACGCCAATCTCCCCACCGCTGCGTCTCTGGCTGAGTCGCTGCGTAAACTCGACACTGAGGCTTCAGTCGGTTCGGTCATTCTGAAAATGGATAAGACCGGCCATTGGGTTTACGGCGCGGATCAGACTGAGATTGACAAAGACGGACGCTGGGCGGTCAATCCGTTCTCGTTCGTCCACGGTTTCATCGCGTGGGGCGAAGGCGAAGTGCTTGGCGAGAAGATGGTGTCCATTACGGAGCCGCTTCCCGAACTGGACGTGCCCCCGCCTGGCGCTAAGCGTGGATGGGAGCCGCAGGTCGGCATGAGCGTCAAGTGCCTCGACGGTGAGGATGCTGGCACGGAAGCCCGCTATACGGTCACGTCCGTTGGCGGTAAGCGCGCTATGCATCAGCTTGCCATGAAGGTTGCCGATCAGGTCGAGAAAGATCAGGACGCGCCGGTGGCCGTCGTAAAGCTCGGCTCGGAATATTATCAGCACAAATCCTATGGCCGCGTCTACACTCCGGTGTTTGACGTGATCGAATGGATTTCGCTCGACGGTGCGCCGGCCGAATCGGTCGATGGCTCTACCGCAGACACTGGCCGTCGTCGTCGCGGCTGATAATAGGAAGGGGGCGTAGTAGGGCTGCGCCCCCTTTTTCTGGGGGAGAAACAATGACTGACGACCTAATCGCACAGCTGCGCGACGAACTTGCGGAAATGGCGTCAACCGCTTCCGTCGATATGGAATTGTGGAACAGGTTTTCAAACCGCGTTCTTAAAGCCGCAAACGTCATTGAAGAACAA